GATCCTTTCTATCGTCAACGATGTAGACAGAAGGAGCGTCGGTATAACCTCTGCCACCAGTCAACATCTCGATATTGGTAACAGCACCAGACGCAACAGTAACGTCAAGCACTTGAGCACCAATAGGTTGGATAATCTTTGCTCTAGGAGGAGTGGTATAACCTCTACCTCTGTTTGTAATTACGATCTCGTAAACTTGACCATCTTGGTTGATTCTGGAAATTGCCTGGGCATTGATACCACCTTCAGGTGCTTCATCCAGATAAACAATAGGAGGATTGCTATAGTTGAGACCTTGCTCTAAGACCTCGATACTATCAATGTTAACGCGACCTTCACTGTCAATAGTAGGTTGACCAATCTTAGCACCACCAGGATTGACAAAGGAAATAGCAGGGATAAAGTCATATCCACTACCAGAGTTTGTAATAGTCAGACTATCTACCTGACCA